ATCGGCGAAGACCGTCGGGGCCAACGTCCGATGGTTGCGGGCCGTCCTGGAGGCCGAGCCCGGCGTTAACCTCCTCATGACCGGGAAGACGTTGACGAGCCTGGAAAGAAACGTCCTCCTCCCCATCTCGAAGCTCGTCGGGGCTGACAACTTCGAGTACCGGCGGAGTTTGAAGGTCTGCACCATCTACGGGCGGCACATTCTCTGCGAAGGGGCTAACGACGAAAGCGCCTATGCGAAGATAGCAGGCCTCACCCTCGGCGGTGCCTTGGTCGATGAGGGAAGCCTAACCCCTGAGAGCTTCTTTAACATGCTCATTTCGAGACTCTCCGAGCCTGGCTCTCAGCTCTTCCTCACGACGAACCCCGGCAACCCCGGCCATTACCTCAAGAAGAAGTGGATCGATCGAGAGGGCGAGCTGGACCTGAAGACCTGGCATTTCCAGTTGACAGATAACCCCTGGCTCGATCCCGTATACGTCGCCGAGCTGAAGCGCCAGTTCGGGCCGAAAGGGTCCCTCTTCTATCAGAGGTACATCGACGGCTTGTGGGTAGCTGCCGAGGGCGCTGTATATCGAAACTTCAACCGGGATCTTCACTGCATCCCCCACCTCCCCGACGGTCGGATCGAGGAGATGAGGGTAGCTGTGGACCCCGGCGCCACCCACCCCACGGCGATGCTGAAGGCCTTCAGGATCGGGCCTAAGTGGTACGTGGCTGGAGAGTACCGCAAAGCCGACAAGTCCCCGGCTGAGGTCTCGAAGGATCTGAAGAAATTCCTGGCGGGGATGTACCCGACCTCGATCGACGTTGACCCGGCGGCGAAGGCTCACCGGCTCCAGTTTGTAGGGGATGGAATCGAGGGCATCCAGCAGGCAGACAACGACGTCCTCAACGGGATCCAGAAGGTAATCAACGCCTTCGACCAGGGCTGGCTCTACCTCATCGGCCCGTTGACCGAGATGCTCCAGGAAGAGCTGGAGGGCTACCGATGGGACCCCAAAGCCACCGAGCGGGGCGAGGATGCCCCCATCAAAGAAGACGACGATCTCGTCGACACCCTTCGCTACCTGGTCAACAGGATCAGCAAGAGCCGCCGAGTTACCGATTTTAGGAGGCCTTCAAGATGACCGTATTCACCACGTTAGATTTTCTCAAACCCGGCCAGAAATGGCCGCCAGACAAAGACCGGCTGGCTCGATACGCAAAGAACCGGCTGCTGATGGAGGGAGATCACGATCTCGTCTTCGCTGGACTGAATGAGGACGACGCCCCCCGGATCATCAAGATGAGGGTCAACTGGTTCAAGCGGATCATGACCCTCTTCTCCGATCTGGCTGTGGGAAACCCGCCCCAAGTTAGCGCCGAGGATCAGGCCACGGTGGACAGGATCGCCGACGATAACGGCTTCGAGATCCTCGTCTACGACCTCTTCAGCGACCTGATCGCCTTCGGAGATGGAGTTCTCAAACCCCGATGGGACGGGAAGCGAGGGGTCATCAGCCGGATCGATCCCCGCCACTGGTTCCCGGTGGTGGACCCTGACGACTCGGGGACATTCACGGCTCACGTCTTGGCCTGGGAGGTCCCCTTCGGCGATGACAAGTACGTCAAGGTCGAAATCCACACGCCGGGGAAGATTGAGCACCGGCTCCTTGAGCTCACTTCCGATGGCAAAGAGATCAAAGGGCCCGTGGACCTCGCCACCATCGAGCGATACGCCACCCTGAATCCCGAGGAGGAGACCGGCGTGGCTGGCTTCCTGGTCTTCCCCTTCTCCAACCTGAAGGCCGGAAACGGCGTCTTCGGGCTGGACGACTTCAAAGACGTCTCCGACATCGTGGAGGAGATCGAGCGGCGGCTGATCAAGGTCTCGGGGACCCTGGACACCTTCGCCGATCCCTGGATGTGTGGCCCCTCGGGGCTGAGGGTGAGAGACCCGATAACAGGCGAGATCGTGTGGGCTTCTGATGAAAAGTACATCGCCCTTAATGAGGGCGAATCCCCTCCGGAGATCCTGGTCTGGGATGCTCAGATGGGCGCCACCTTCACCCAAATCGAGACCCTTCTCTCCCAGCTCTACGTCATGGCCGAACTGTCGCCGGCGGCGTTCGGTGAGGTCAAGACCGGCCTGGCCGAGTCTGGGAGCGCCCTCAAGAGGCTGATGCTCCCCACGCTGGCGAAAGTCAACAGGCTGAGGCTGAGGATCAGGCCGAAGCTCGTCGAGGTCCTCAAGACCACAGCAGAACTCGAGGTTGCGTCTCGGATGAGTGGAGCTCAGGCCCTCGCCAACGTCTCTCTTGAGTGGCGGTCGTCTCTTCCTGTCGATCCTGTGGAGGCGGCAAAGGTGGAGCTAACCAGACGCAGCGCGCGGGCGACCTCGACCAGAGGAAGCCTGGCCCGGCTGGACCCCGACGCCTCCGAGGAGGACCTGGACGCCGAAGAGACGCGGATCAAAGAGGAGGAGGGTGTCTCGGCGCCCCTCCTCTAACTTCGATTTCACAAAAGGGACAAACATTTAAATACTAAATAGGAGTAATTATACTATTAGGCAAACGAAGGCCGTGAACTTCGGAGATTCAAACCCATGACCGATGATGAAAAGAAATTCACTCAGGCTGATGTGGACCGGATAGTCCAGGAGCGAGTCAACCGCGAGAAGGCGAAATTCGCCGACTACGACGAGATCAAGGCTGAAAATGAGCAGCTGAAGGCGAAGATCGCCGAGAATGAAGCCACAAACCTGGACTCTCTGAAGCAGAAGATCGCAACCGACCTGAAACTCCCCCCATCCCTGGCGGGACGCCTCCTGGGGACAAACGAGGCGGAGCTGAAAGCCGACGGCGAGAAGCTGCTGAAAGAGATCGGACCTAAAGAGCCTGTGGGGGGCGGTGGCAATCCAGCGGGCGAGGTCAAGAAACCTCTCACTCGCGAGGCTGTGAAGGCCATGAAGCCAGACGAAATCATCGCGAACATGGACCAGATCAAGAGCCAGATGAAAGAGGGCACTTTGAGGTAAAATCGTATGGCTATAACGAATTTCATAGGTGAGGTCTGGGCTGCCCAGATCCTCCAGAATCTCCAGAAATCCCTGGTTTACGGCCAGTCCGGTGTTATCAACCGAGACTACGAAGGCGACATCCGGGGCAAAGGCGACACGGTGCGGATCACCGCCCACGGCCCGGTGACGATCGACAATTACGACAAGAGCACCGGCCTCTCCGACCCCGAAGAGCTGGACGACGCCAGCACCACGCTGGAGATCACGCAGGCGAAGAGCTTCAACTTCAGAATCGAGGATGTAGACAAGGCTCAGATGAACGTTCGGCTGATGGAATCCGCCACCCGAGACGCGGCCTATCGGCTCGCCGACGTGGCTGATCAGTATATCGTGGGGATCATGGCCGCTCAGGCGGGCAACGCCGTTGGTGCTGATGGGTCCGACAAGATCTTCGACGGAACCACCGACCTTGTGACCGAGGAGCTTCTCGAAGTCAAGCAGAAGCTCGACGAGGCCAACGTCCCCGCTCAGGGTCGGTGGGTGGTCCTGCCGCCGTGGGTCGTCAAGTGGCTTCTCCAGGAGGACGCGATCGTCAACCCGACCTGGTCCGGGGTTGAGGGCGTCATGTTGAACGGCGAGATCGCGAAGCTGTTCGGCTTCAGCATCCTTCAGTCCAACAACGTCCCCAACACCGCCGGCGATCACTACAAGGTCCTGGCTGGAGTATCGAGGGCGACGACCTTCGCCGACAGCGTAAACGAGACCGAGGCTTACAGGCCTGACAAATTCTTCGCCGACGCCCTTCGAGGCCTCCACTGTTACGGCGCTAAGGTGATCGATCCTGAATGTCTCTGCGTTCTGACCTGTGCTCCGAGCTGAGGTGGTGAATCATGGTAAGATCTGAAATCACGGTAAACGAGCTTAACGGGGCTTTCGCCAACCACGAGACCGCCGACGCGATCGACAAGACCAACGACCACGTGATCGCCGAGGGGGCCAACTTCAAGAGGCTGATCCTGAGCTTCGAGCTCTCGGCCGCCACGGCCGCCGACACGATAACGATCGTGGCCGGAACCGCTCACCCTGCTTTCAGGCGGGGGCTCGGCAATCTCGTCTTCGAGGCTGCTGGAGGAGCTGAGAGAGTCTGCATCGGCCCGATCGAGACGGCTCGATACCTCCAGGCCGACGGTACGATCCACATCGACATCGCCGGTACTTCGATCGCTGGAACCATCGACGCCTACGCTCTCCCTTGAGCTGATAACCGACTGACACCAGAGGGGGCGAAATGCCCCCTCTAAACCCCCTGGTTGAATCATGGCTGAATACATCACATCGTCCGAGATGGACGCTTACGTAGCCGACCGGCCCGACTCCTCAGCCTGGACCGGGGCCTCTTCTGCACTGAAAGAGGATCTTCTGAAGTACGTCTCGAAGCTCGTCGATTCTCTTCCTTTCGTGGGTAAGAAGTACGAAACCGACATCAGCGAGCAGCCCCTCCAGTGGCCGAGACTGATCAAGACGCGCCGAGGGTGGGTGGTGGAGAGAGACGCTGATGATAATGTCGTGGTCCCCCAGGCTATCAAAGACGCCGTGGCCGAGGAGATCCTGGCGAGGCTCGACACCACGAACGATAAGCGGCGAGCCCTTCAGGAAGGCGGTGTAACATACTTCAAACTCGGCGAGTTGTGGGAAGAGTACGACGGATCTCTCCAGGGAGGAGGG